TGGTACAAAGCTGAGTCTTGATGTTGACTCTATTATGGGTGCCATTAAAGACCAGCTATACGAGAAGGTTTACCCGGTCGGCTCTGTATACATGACGAGTGATGATAACTTCAATCCGGCAGAGGTTTTCGGTGGAACATGGCACCACGTTACCGATGATGTTTATCTCAAAGCGGTTATGAGCGGTGGAGGTTCTACAGGAGGTTCTACAGACCATGTAATCACATCCTCGAATCTTCCACCGCACGTGCACGGAATGAGGCACACTCACAATGTATCTAGTAAAGGATATTACGCAATTGCGACTCAGAAGGTGTGGCAGTTTGAGACGTTCGGGGGAAAGTTTGTCGACAATTCGGCAAGATACAAGGTGCCGATGGTTCGCACGGCTACAAGTAGCAGCCCTTCGGGAGAGCAGAGAGATTGTAAAACAACAGGTAGCGCTAGTATTACAGATACGGGAACAGGTAGCTTTGCAAATGCAGCATACCATCCTGGCTATTACGGAGTGCATATCTGGGAACGGAGGGCGTAATGAATCACCCTATCATGTTTACGGTAAGCGATATTTTGTGGTTGGCGGGAGCAATAGTAGCTATTTCAGCCGCAGTAAAAGTAATAGCGGAGTGTATCAATAGAATGCAGAAGCCAAATAAGACACAAGATGAACGAATTGGAAAGCTTGAGAAAAAAGCGGTTGCGGATTATGAAAGACTGAATCAGTTAGAAGAGGGGAACGCAATTACGCAGCGTGCCCTTTTGGCACTTCTCGCTCATGGGATAGATGGAAACGACATTGAAGCGATGAAGCAAGCCAAAGCGGAGCTAACCGACTATCTGATAGGACGTTGATATAGCCTTATACGGCTCATATTTGCGTTCTGACGGATTTCAACTCACCCAAGGTATAAATTATCACTCATATAAACAAAGGCTCTCACAGAGCGGATTTTGGAGGGAGAAATGGACATGACAACTATTACTCAGTATTTTGTACCACAGATTGTGGCTTTCTGTTTGTGCGTAGGTTTTGTAATGAAGCGTTGGCTTCCGATGGATAACAAGTGGATTCCAACCGCACTGTTCATCATTGGTATCATTTGTGGAATTGCTACCACAGGAATGACTTTTGACGGTGTTGTATTCGGTGCTGTTTCGGGTCTTGCTTCCGTTGGCCTGAATCAGTCTTTCCAGCAGGCACTGGGACTCAATGTGCGTCCGAACATTGAAATGACCGACGATGAAGTACAGGATTTCGAACTGGCAGAAGAAGAGGACGAAGCAGACGAAGAAGGTGAAGAGAATGAGTAAGACGATTGCGGTTCAGTGCGGACACGGTGTAAGCACTGATGGCTCTTGGGATTCCGGTTGCGTGTATAAGGGACATACCGAAGCGGCTCTCATGCTGAAAATCACAAAGGCCGCTGTTAAGTATCTGCGGAAATCGGGTGTAACCGTGATTTCGGATGCCGACCATGGAAACAACAAGAACATGATTGCGGATGTACGGTGGGCGAACAACGTAGGGTGCAAACTCTATGTGTCGATTCACTGCGATTATAGCGGAGCACCGAAGGGTGTAATGCCGCTTTATGTGTCCGGTAGCGGGAAAAAGCTGGGAAAGTGCCTTGAAAAATCTATCAAGAAGGACTTGAAGATGAGAAGCAGAGGTGTTCAGAAGAGAACCGACCTTTGGGAACTGAATGGAACGGATATGACGGCTTGTATTCTTGAAACAGGAAGTATTAAAGGCGACTTGGCTACACTTAAAGGCAAGCCTGATACATACGGCAAGGCGATTGCAAAGGGTATCTGTGAATATCTTGGAGTTGCGTTCAAGGAAGGTTCAAAACCAACGCCTAAGCCGAAGGATACCTACCGTGTTCGTAAAACGTGGAAAGACGCAAAGTCTCAGAAGGGCGCATTCAAGGACTTAGCCAACGCAAAGAAGTGTGCGGATAAATACGGCTATTCCGTTTTTAACAGCAAGGGAAAGGCGGTGTATCGTGGCTAAAAGTAGAAAGATTAACAGAACTTACGTTGTTATCAAGGCTGACCCCCTGCGGGTCAAGCCTTCTTATAAGTCGAAGCTGAAAAAGACTCTTTCGGTTGGAACAAAGGTTCATGCAACGAAGATTAAAGGTTACTACATCTATGTTCCGGCACTTAAAGGTTGGACGATTTGGAAGGACAGCAAAGGGCATAAATATGTCCGCCTCGTATCCGTTCCGAAAAGTACAAAGGCGGATAAGTTACTGAAAGAGCTCAAGGTGATCGCACAGAAGTTAATTAAAGCTGGTGTGAAGTATAACGCAAATCATCCGTGTAAGAGCTTGTCCAGTGCGTTAAAGGGCAAGAGAACGAATTGTGCGACATTTATCTCTTTCGGTTTACAGGAAATCGGCGTGCTTCCGAAGGGAAAGTACATTTGGCTTGATACGAAGATTCACGGAACAGGGAAAAAAGCTATCAAGAAAAAGGCGAAGATTTCATATCCTCGGAAGAAATGGAAAAAGGCAAAATTAAAACCTGGTGACATTTGCGGGTTTGCACATAAGCCTCATACGATGGTGTATGTCGGAAAGGATAAGAACGGACATGCCTTGTGGTATTCGGCTGGCGGTTCAGATGTTAAACCGAAAAACCTTGGTCCAAAGAGAAAGCAGAAGTACGAAAACAGAACGGTATATGTGCGAATTCGCTTGAAATAGCGGTGTGGCGGGGCGAATAAAACCCCGCTTTTCTTATATGCTAAAACAAAAACATACTTACGAAAGGAGTATAAATAATGGGCGGAATAAAGTATGTAAAAACGAAAGCCCCAACTGTGAAAGCACCTACATACAAAGCCCCGGCGGGATATAAGGGAGCGTATGACAAGCAGCTCTCAGGCGCCCTTGATAGTGTCGTAAATTGGAAATACGACCCAACAAAGGACGCTAGTTATCAGTCGTTGGCGAAGCTTTACACTCAGCGTGGAGAACAGGCGGCTAGAAATACAATGGGGGATGCGGCGGCGCTTAACGGCGGATTCGGAACAAGCTATGCGGTGAGTGCGGCTCAGCAGTCGAGAAACGACTATAACGCGGAATTTGCCACAAAGGCTATGGAGCTTGAAGATAAAGCATACAACCGTGCTTCCACTTCATTGTCTGCGCTTAGAGACGCGGACGACACGTCATATGGACGGTACAGAGACAAGGTGTCCGATAACCAGTGGGGATATGAGCAGAAGAATAACAATTACTGGCAGGGTAAAAACTTCAAGGAAGATGCTCTCATGAATCGGCTTAATTACAATGTGAACGTATATCAGGCAAAAAAAAGTAGCTCTTCCGGGGGTCGGAAGTCCTCTCGGAAGAGTAGTGGCGGTGGTAGAAGAAGCGGCGGAAGCACTTATTACTCTCCTAGCACATCGACTTCCAGAGGTTCAAGCAGTTCGGGTGGCGGTGGAAAGTCATTTGCCGATAAAGTAATGTCGGCGGCATCCAAACTTCAGAAAAACAAGAAGAAATAGAAAGGGGCATTGCCTTGGGAAAGAAAGGTAAGAAAGCATACGAAGCGTTTCTTAAAACCCACAAAAAAGGAAAGGGTTCTTCCGGGTACTCTTTCCTTTCTATTGATGCAAACAAAAGCAAGAAGGAAGTAAAGAAGCGTGTAAAGGAAGTCAGGAAGTCTACACCTAAAAAGAGCGGAAGTCAGGTTTATAAAGAGTATCAGAAAATTCACTCGGGGAACGGCTCTACAGGAAACACTTTCCTGTCTACCAACGCAAACAACAAGAAGGAAGTAAAGAAGCGTGTAAAGGAAGTCAGGAAGTCCACACCTTCTACTTCTTCACAGCGTGATAGTTATGAAGCACGGAAAAAGGCGGCGAACAGTTACCTTAACAGGGAGCGTTCGTCTACTTCTCGTCCCGGAAATACTTTTTTGGCAACAAGGGAAACCGAAAAATATAATACCGAAAAGCGTGAAAGACAGCAGTCTATCGAGAAAAAGAGAAGAGAGGGTATTCAGGAGGTAGAGAACCGCTATGCGAAAACTTCCAGTCCGTCAAAGCTCCATGACGGTGTTATGTCTGAACAGCAGACTGAACCTATCCACGAAAAACAGGTTAAGATTGAGAATGAGATAACCGAACAGAACAGACAGCGTGCAAAAGACTACATGGAACAGGAGTCCTCGGGGCAGAAACAGCATGAAGGAAAGTTCAACGGAACAAAGAATGCGAATCAGCAAGAAGCGGTTCGTGGAATGGCAGAGGTTAAGAAAAATAACCAGGATCGCATTGAAGCAGAAAACGCACGGAAGAATCTTCGGGCGAAGGAAAAAGAGAGTGGGTCAAACGGAAGCTCTCAGCTCGGAAACAACTTTAACAAGGATGTAAACGCCGTCCGTGAGAGCGTAAAGAATAAATCGGGCAAGTACTACGATGAAGCACAGCGGATTAAGAAGAACGAAGAGACAGAGCGTGCGAATCAGGCGGCTTCATTAAAAAGAATTTCCGACAAGTCGGACAGACAGGTAGAGATTGAGAATCAGAAAAAACTCGATGAAACACAGAAGCAGCTCTCAAAGAATCGGAGCAAGGAAAAGGTTTCCTACGGTGCTTCACCTATGGAAATGGGCGAACATCAGAACGGTTCTACAGCTTCTCGGAGAATGGATAATAACCGCATTGATTTATCCAACACAAAACTTGCTCGTGCCGATGAGAGATTAAGTGATGCTACAGTCGGAACAGGAAAGCAGATTGTCGGCGGATTTGCGAAAACGGCTGGTGACGTTGCGGACGTGTACACAAGACATGGTGGAGCGTCCATCGTAAAGGCAAACAAATTCGAAGAAGACAGATTCATCAATAGTCAGATTCAGCGGAAAGACGTGTCAGAGGGCACTAAAAACACGCTCAGAGGGGTCAAGGAGGGCTATAACAACGCAGAAGAGTATATGCGTAGCGGTGGCATGTATAACCCCGGAAAGGCGCTATATTCAGTCGGAGAGAAGATTCAGGCAAGCGGTGACAAACAGGTTGAAAAGTCCATGGATGGATTGACTCGGTTTGAGAAAATCCTCATGGGTGCTTATACCTCGGGTCTCGGTACGGCGGCAGATATGAGTTTTGGCCCGTATTGGGCGGTGTCCATGGCGGCTAGAACATACGGTAACACGAGGGGCAGTGCGGAAGCACAGGGAGCAACAGTCGGAGAGGATAGACTGTATTCCGTGCTTCAGGCACTTAAAGAGACGGGAACAGAGTACATGTTCGCCGGTGCCGGTCTTGCAAGCAAGCTCACAGGTGCCGGGGCGGCTCTTGAAAAAACTGGTCTCGGTGCTTTAAAGTCGACTGCTCTTGATAGGCTCGCCGTAGGTGTGGGAAACAGATTCGGAAATGTAGCGGCTAATGTGGCTTATTCGGGTGCGAAACTTGCCCTTGGTGGAACAGAAGAAGCAACCGAAGAACTTGTAGGCGGTCTTTTGGATGCGCCTATCTCGAACCTTTCCTATGGAAATGCCGTAGATGAACGGAGAGAAAAGAGCTATCGTGAAATGCTTCTCAGTGGTTCTGATAACCTTGAAGATAGAATCTCGAATGAGGCGGCACAATACGGAGTCAGTAGGGAAGAACTGGCGAAGGTATACGGCGAAGACATCAACAGTAAAGAGTTCCTGGAAGAGCAGATTCAATCCTATGTTGATTCGGGAATGAGTCAAAAGCAAGCTGCTTCCATGGCAGAGAAAATGCAACAGTACTTATCCGCAAGCATTTCGGGAGACTCTAAAAAGGCGAAAAAGCTTGAAGATGAAATGACGGCAGATTACATGAAGATGGTTTCTGTAAAACAGAAATTTTCCGCATCCGAAACTTTGGATGCCATGGCTTCTGCATACATTATGACAGCGGTAACGGGCGTTGCGACTAACGGTCGTGCTCTTTCCTATGGAGCAAATGTCAGAGACAGCTTGAAGCAAGACTATGTAATGAAGAGCATTAGGGGACTTGATGATAATGTCAGTCCTGAAATTCTTAGGAACGTGCTCTCGGAGAAGGTATCAAGCTACAACACGGCACAGGCAATGGCAGATATTGCGGTAAACGTAGAGGATAGCAAGATTGCCACAAGGGCACAGGCTATCAAGGACACCGCAAACGAGGGAACGGATATTGCCTTGGAGCAGTACGCAGATATGGCTCACGCAATCAATGTTCAGATGACAAAGAACTCGGAGTCCATTCAGACTGCACGGAATTTGGCTATGCGGAAAGTTGAGAATGAAAACCTTGACGCTGGGGCAGACAGACTTATTAACGGATCGTCTAAAGTTGCACAGAAGCACGGAGACGAAGTTGTGAAGAGAGTCACCGATACAGCGATTGAAATGAATAAGTCTTTCGATGAAGATAGACAGCTTGACGATGTTCAAATTGGCGATGTGGCAAGAGCGGCTGGAAACCTTGAAACAGGAACGCTTAATCCCGAAGACGTTGAAACGCTCATGTCAAACAAAACAGAAGAGCGTGAAGTGTTCGAAAAGGCGACCGGGGAGAAGTTGCCTCAGATTCTGAACAGCGACGGCACATTGAATGCGGTTGAGACGAACAAAGCGACAAGGGAATATCTCTTTGCAAAGGCGGCAGATAACTTTGTTGCACGTGCACGGGAAGAGAACGAAGTCTACAAGAACGAAGTTCGAGGAAGATATGAATCGGAGTATTCAAACAATATGGGGTCTATCGGTCAGAGCGTAGTTCAGGAGATTTCGAACAAAGCAGACGTTTCATCAGAAGCAGATTACAACGTGCTTATGCGGCAGATGGAGCGTGCCTACAATGCGGCGAAGGAAGGAAAGCCTGATACTGTCCTCGATACAATCAAGCGTGACATTGTGGAGAACTACGGATTCAAGGCAGAAGATGTAGACTCCATGATTCGGGCGGGAAAAATTGATTCGGGCGGCAACGGCTTTACCGTAAAGGCAAGCGGAAATGCGAATGCCGAAACAAGAAAAGCGCTCAAGCAGTTCGCCGATATTTTCTCGGTGAATATTGAACTCACCGACGACATTCAGAGCTACACAGGCGGAGCCGATGTGAACGGTCTCTTTGACTATGCAACGAATACAATCATCTTGAATTCTGCAACGCCATCGGAAAACATGGCATATACCGCAATGCACGAACTTGTACACGGTATCAAGGATTATGACATAAAGGGCTATGATAACCTCGCCAAAGCGTTCAAGACGATGTGGACACAGGATAATGCGGAGAACTTCAACAAGACGATTAAGGACGTGAAAGAACGCTACAAGAAAGCGGGTAAGAAGCTGAATGACGAACAGGCTTTAGAAGAAGTTATTTGCTCTCAAATGGGCGAAATTCTGCATGATGATAAGTTCATGGACAGAATTACCGAAAAGCATTTTAAAGCCGGCAGAACGCTTCTAAACGCCGTCAGAAGGGTGCTCAGAAAGATTCGGGATATATTCGGTCTCGGAAATCAGTTCGACAGCAGATACAAGGAAGCTCTGTTCTCTCAGTACAATCTTCTTAAGGATGCCGAAGAGTTTTTGGCAACAGCACTCCACAACAAAAAGCTTGCTATGGGTCTCGGAAAGATGGTACAGCGTGAAGGAAAAGCTTATTCCGTGAATGATTCTATGGACGTTGAACCGGAAGTCGATTATGACTATATCCGACACTTAACGCCGGAAGAGTATGAACAACAGCTTAAGAAATACGGTGATGAAAGATGGACGATTGCCGACCAGGAGAAGCTTGACAGCTTAAAGGGTACGGAGGACGAGTTCGACGAACTTTTCGAAAAAGAAGAGCGTGTAGCACAGTTAATCGAATATAGACGGCGTACCGGCCTTGAAAAGGAAACCGAAGATTCCGGTTATGATGATGAGTACGACGATTACATTAAAGGCTTCACAAACATTGAGAACAGTGAAGACAGCGAACTTGTAAACGAACTTATCAACTGGAATGAAGAGACGAAAGACCATAAGGATTTCAAGAAACAGTCGTTCCCACGATTCAACCCTATGGTTAAACAGGATAACATCGACACGAGAGCAGAAATCCGTGAAACAATTGATTCCGTCATCGAACCGCTTAAGGCAGATAAAAAACTCACACATGGACAGGTTCTGAACGCAAAATCGGTAAAGAACAAAGTCGGCGATCTCCTTCATAAGGTTGTCGGGGATGATACCACCATGTCGAAGAAAACCATGCGTGAGACAAGAGATTTTGCGGTGGACGCACTCACAACGGCATACTATGAGCTTCAGAAGGAACATCCGAATATGGATGTCGTTTATGATGTTTTGGAAAAGGCAAGTGAAGAAATTGTTGATGTGATTGATTACAACTATGAGAACGACGAAATGCGTGAGTTTCTCAATATTAAGCGTGCTCTCAGAAAAAATCCTATCTACATTGAGCGCTCAAAGTGGGGCGATTATAGAACGGTCAACAACGTGACAGTTTCTGAAATGAATAGACACTTCCAGTATGTTACCGTAAGACACGGAAGCGCTAGTTATACAGGAAGCTTTGCTTCTGCGGTGGCTGATTCGAACAGGAAGAAATCGAATGTTGACACGTATTTAAATGAGAACCCTGATATATCAACAGCTCTTTTCGGCACCGAAGATACCAAAATGGGATTAGGCAGTGCATTACAAGAAGATGGAGAGCTTCACAACGAAGAAGGTTTACCGTACATCTTGGAAGATCGTATGCAGTCTTGGGCGAATAGTCTTAATGGATTGAGTGAATATGATTGTAATCAGATGAAAAAGGCTCTTGTCAACGACCTTTCGGAAATTCTTATTCAGGATGCGGAATCGTACAAAACCTATGCAGACAAGCAGAAGGAAAAGTATGACACCATGAAGAATCGCCTTAAGGGTGAAAGGGACGCTCTCGCCGCCAAACTGAAAGACACAAACGACACGTTAGAGAAAACGAAAACTGCGGCGAAAAATCAGGCGAAGAAATACGAGAAGAAGCTCGAATCTCAGGAAACGAAGTACAAGAAGATGATTGATACGAGGGAAAAACGTATCGAGAAGGTGAAGGAAAAGAACAAAGCGAAGGAAGAAAAGCGGAAGCGCCGTGAAGAGGAAAAGAAGGTTCTCAACAATATCAACGTGAACTACGCATGGCTTTCTTCAAGGCTTCTCACGAAGGAACGAAAGTACGAGAAAAACATTCCACAGGAAATTCGGAGACCGCTGGCACAAGCTCTTGTAGCTCTCGACATTCAGACGGCAAACTCTGTTAAGGCAGAGCAGAGGGAGATTAAAAAGACGGGAACACCTACAGGAGCCGCTTTAAAGATTCATGCCTTAAGAGATTCACTACGTGAAATCTCTAAAGAGAAGGAGTATCAGGGTATGTTCACAGAGAACGAGGTTCTCATGAATAATCTTGAAGTGCTCGCTTCCATCAACAAGCCTATGAGAGATATGACCCTCGAAGAGCTGAAGGTTGTAAAAGACGTTCTGAAGGGTATCCGATTTGAGATTACCGAAGGGCAGAAAATGTATCTGAATGGACGGAAAGAGTCGTTCAACAGAATCAGCGATAGTATCTGCAATGACTTTGAAGAAATGATTAAGAAGTACGGCGAAGCGAAGAAATTCAAAGGTGCTTATGGATTAGTTCGTGACTTTGTGAACTTTGATAACGTAACACCGATGAGCTTTTTCAAGAATGCCGGCGGCACATTCAGTCATATTTGGGACGTGCTTAGAAACTCTCAGGATAAGTATTTCCAGTACACCAAAGAGACGGCAGAGTTCGTTGAAACCCTTCCGGGGAACAAGCGATGGTTACGCCTTAACGGCGGTCACAGTGACGCTCAGAAGTGGCAAGACCACAGGAACGAGATTGAGCTTGAATCGGGAAAGAAGATTGATGTAAGCGACACTCAGATTATGTCGCTTTATCTGCTGGCGAAGCGTAAGGCGGCTATGCGTCACATTAAAGAAGGAGAAGGCATCCGTGTTTCTGTTATTAACGAGGATACCCGGAAGATTCGTGAAAAGGTAGCCGACAAGGTACTTAGGCGTGACATGGCCGACTATGAGACGGTGGCAGTTACCGACGCAGATTTGGCAGATATGTTCTCCCGGCTCACTCAACAGCAGAAGGATTTCGCCAACGCAATGCAAGATTATCTTTCAACGGTTATTGCGGAGCGTGGAAATAAAGCCTCCATGGAAATGTACGGAGTTAGACTGTTCGAGGAAGAAAACTATTTCCCAATGTACACGGTACAGGACGGAAAGTTTAAAAACCTTGAAACAGGCTACAACGGCATTGCGGGTATTCCTGACCCTGGATGGAGTAAGAACGTAAACGAAAAGGCAGAGAACGCTCTTGTGATTGAGGATTGTATCAGGGTGTTTGCTCGACACTGCGATGAAATGAATCTGTACGCTTCTTCACAGAAGGCACTGAAAGACATTACTCGACTTCTGAATACGGGCAACGTGAGCAATCAGATGATTCGGGCATTCGGTGTTCAGTCTATCGACTACACGAAGAATATCATCAACGATTTCAGACACCAGCAGGACAAGAAGGTTGACGGTTGGTCGAAGATTATCAATGCCGGAATGAACAATTACAAAAGAGCTGCTATTGCCGCAAACCTTAGTGTATGGGCACAGCAGTACACGGCAGTGTGCAGAGCGTGGATGGAAATAAGCCCGAAGTATTTCTTCTTGCGGACCCCGAAAGACACCATGCTTCCGGCAAGGATTCAGGCGAAGAAGCGAAACGCTCTCATAGAAGAAATGAACAAATATTGCCCTATCACGTGGTGGAAGTTCCAAGGCAACCATGAACTGAACTTCTCTCGCTCGTCAGAGGATATTATCATGAACAAAAAGTCTATTCGTGATAAGCTCGCCATGGGTGTTTATGAAGCGGCAGACCTTAGAACATGGCTCCACATTTGGAAAGCTGTAAAGGCCGAAACAAGGGCAACACGGAAAGACTTGAAACCGGGCAGTGAAGAATTCCTTAAGTACTGCGGTGAACGTGCGGCATACATTTTCGACTACACGCAGACGGTAGATTCTCCACTTCACAGAGCACAGATTATGCGTGATAAGAATGTCATCGCCAAATCTGTTTCCTCATTTAAAGCGGAGCCTTTAAAGACATTCAATATCTTCAGAGACGCTTTAATCGAAGCAAGCCGTTACAAGAAGGAAGGGAAAAAGGTGAAAGCCGCCAAAGCGGTTACGAAGATGGCGACGGTTCTCACAATCAATTCCTTTGCGGCGGCATTTGCAAAGGCTCTCATTCAGGCAATGAGAAAAACGGATAAGGCCAAGGATGAAGGTGAGCCTATCACCTATCTTGCGGCATTCAAAGAACTGTTTGGCGATAACTTCTGGTCAAATGAAAACCCAATTCGGCAGATTCCGGGATTCGAAGAGTTGTGGGGCGTATTCAATACGACACTTGACCTTCTCAGCGGAGAGGAAGTTGATTATTTCAGCTTAATGTCACAGAGCAACATTACTTCTGATTGGCTTTACTCAATCAATAAAGCGCTCTATAAGTACAACAAGAAGAAAGCGGATAACGACTTGTCAATCGGTGATAGTGTCGATTTCCTGAACACGATTCTCGCCTTTGCGGGATTCGGTTTTGCCAATGCGAAACGAGACGTTGGGGCAATAACTAACGCTCTCGGATTACCTGATCCGTTCGCTGTTTTCGCGGACGCTGCGGAGGATCGCGTGGATGTATTCGCAAAGAAGTACAAGGAAATGGGCGGTTCAGTTCCCGGGGAGCCTAACGCTGTAGAGAAAAAGCTCGGTGGAGTTGCGGAAAAGGCGGCTAAATCAAACTCGCTTTTCGGAAAGCTCAAGAGCGCCTACGAAAAACTCTCGACCTCAGAGGATACAGACGACTATGGTTTTTGGGACGATGAAGGACTCGGAGGAAGAACGATTAAGGCTCTTCTTAGAGTCAAGGAAGGTTCGAAGCTCGATGATAAACTCGATTCTTTGGGGTTCACTAGAGACAAGAAGGAACGTGAAAAGGCGGCTTTTGATGCCGACGTTGAAAAAGCTCTCGCAAAAGCTCAGGGCAAGAAGGGTGAGTATCGTGAAGAGGCTGTAGTCAACTATATCAAGAAGGACTGGAAGAAGCACCTTAAAGAAGGAACAATCTCTATCACAGACTGGTACAAGGATTGTGAGCGTAGAAAAAAGTTGATGAAGGCTTGCGGAGTCTCGAAAGAAACTCGGGAAAAATTCAATGAGGCAATCATAAGCGAAACTCGGACGAGATACCATAAAGACATTGAGAAATGGGATAAAAAGGCATTTTCTCGTATGGACGAGTACACAAACTACCTCGCCGAACAGGGCTGGTCTAAAGAGGACATTTCCCGGAAGATGATTGAGAACTCAGACACGGCACGTGAGTTTAAACAGGCGTGCAAAGTTGAGAATGCGGAAGGTGCGGCGAAGTCACTAGCAAAACTGATGGACGCTGGCATTACCAAAGAGGACATCAATTATCTGTACGAGAATAGAAACCGTGTGAAGATTGGTAAGGATTCGAAGTACTACAAGGAAGCACAGGAAATCGGGCTGGCAGATGACGGAAGCAAAGGAAAGGCAACTGGAAAGTACATCTACCCGGCACATGGAACAATTACTTCCTATTTCGGCTACAGAAACGCGCCTACTGCGGGTGCCTCATCGAATCACCCGGCAATCGACATTGCCGTTCCTGAAGGTACGAGGGTTAGCGCTTCCGATGGCGGTACAGTTGTAGCAACTGGTTGGTCGGGCGGCTATGGAAACATCGTTCAGATTGACCACGGAAACGGAGTAGTCACTCAGTACAGCCACTTGTCTAAAGTCGGTGTAAGGAGAGGTCAGAAGGTTGCACGGGGTCAGGAAGTCGCCCGGTCAGGGAACACGGGTGTCTCCACTGGTCCGCACCTTGATTTCAAGATGATGATTAACGGAGAACCCGTTGACCCTCTGAAACATCTAACAAAGTAGGTGATGAAATGACCAACGAAGTAATCTGGACTAAAATAGTACTGGAACGGTTCATCGAACAGGCGAACTTGTCCGATGATGAAGAAATTGTAATGCGTACACGAGCGGCTGGTTGGAGCAGAACAAAGCAAGCCATGGAGCTGAACTTGTCTGTTTCGACGATTGATAGGATTATCAGTAGGCTTAAACGGAAGTACGACGAAGTACAGGCATATGACCCAATATTGCCTCCACGACAACGAGGGGTTTACAGGTAGAAATGTGATAGGAAGACGACGGTTAATCGAAAGGTTGACCGTCGTTTTTCTTATTACAATTTGGACACAAGGAGGAATGATACCATGTACGGATTTTATCAGCCTTATGGGGGCAATGAACAGCTTGTAAGGGTAACTGGTCTTGATGGCGCTAAAGCGTATCAAATGCGCCCGAACAGCGTTGTTGCACTATTCGACGGTGCAGAGGACATATTCTATCTCAAGTCAACCGACGGTGCGGGATTCCCAACAATTCGAATCTTTCGATTTGAAGAGGTCACGGCTACACCGAATGTTTCACAGGAGTACATCACAAAGGCAGAGTTCGAACAGTTTAAGGAGGAAGTCTTAAATGGGAAGCAGCATATTCAAGAATCAGAACAATAATCAGCTAGGCGATCTAGCGAATCGTGCAAAAGCTATGATGAACGATTCAAGGCAAATGCAGAATGTTATGGGTATGTTATCGGGAAGGGGAATGTCTGCGGAACAGATGGTTCGTTCTATCTGTAGGGAGCGTGGAATCGATGTAAACGAATTTATGAACAGTATCAAATAGCTAGTGAAACTTAGAATCGGCATAAAATGTATCGATTCTGACACGAAATGACACGTTTTGACACAATTAAGCACACATATTTAAAAAAACTACCCTATTTTTTTAATAACCACTTGCGCAAGTGAAATTTAGCGAAAGTTATTTTAGTTTTTTAGAAATTATTTGACTTTCGCGGAAGTTAGTTAAATTTATCGTCAATTATTTTACTTATTCGGAGAAATCCGAAGGAAGGAGAAGGAAATGGAAAACATGAGCTTGTCGGACATTGCCGCCGTGACAAAGGATAATGATGATTATTTTGGCAACGGTGGAATGTGGATTTTCGCACTGCTGATTCTGATGATGATGGGCGGTGGATACTGGAACAGAGGGAATCAGTCTGAATCAGTTACGGAAGCGGGATTGTGTAATGCAATGAACTTCAATGGTCTTGAAAACTCGGTCGGGAGGCTGAACGATAGCCTCCAGAGCGATTACATGGGCGTGCAGAACGGTATCTCGAATCTCGGTTACGAAACACTCCGAAACTTCAATGAGACTCAGAACAGAATTTCTGATTGTTGCTGTATCACTCAGCGTGGTATTGATGGCGTTAATTATAACGGAGCAATCAATACGGCGAACATCAATGCGAACACTACAGCACAGACTCAGAAGATTCTGGATGCGTTAGCTCAGAACAAAATTGAGTCGTTGCAGGCACAGGTTACACAACTCCAGATGCAGAATGCAATGTGCGGTGTTGTAAGATACCCTAACGCCACAACCTATTGTAGTGGGGCTAATCCGTTCGGTAACTGCGGTTGCGGTAACGCTATTTAATCATTTGTAAAGGCATATAGCCAAGGAGGAGATTATGAGTTGCAAAAGTGCGATTTATGCGGTAAATACAAGCACGGCGACGATTCCGGAAGGTGGAACCTATCAGCCGAATACCATCATTAGAAGATTCGGTCAGTGCTGCCAAATGGCGAATAATGCCATGGAGCTGAACGGTCAAGGCTACTATGATGTTGCTGTTACGGCTACGGTGGTAGGAACTGCGGTGGGAAATGTCACAATGGCGGTTTACCAGGACGGGGCTCCTGTTCCAGGAATGAATGCTTCACAGACTGTAAAAGCAATCGGTGATACCGTCACGCTGGGAACAAGTGGCATCGTGAGGGTGTACTGCGGAAAGAACAGTTCTACACTGACTGTTGTAATCGGCGGTCAAGCCGTAACCGGAAGCAATCTTGCTATCGATATTACAAAGCAGTAAGAGAACAAATGTTCTTGAAATGTGATGATTGGAGGTGTACAATAAGCCTGTACATAATAGCGTTCAGAGTCATTATTGAGCGCCTCCTTTCTCTTTTAACAATACGGTATTCAGAGAAAAGGGTCGGAGAAATCCGACCCTTTTTTCTATGTGATAAACTTAAGCGAATCAACGCTCACAATCAGCGTGTTCACGTTCCGTCTGTATTGGTTCAGCAGGTGTCCAGTAATAACAAAACAATCAGTAATGTTAAATTCCGATGTGTCATAATCAATACAACGAACAAATACGCCATTACAGTCAATAACAAAAATCTGTGAGAAGTTGATTGTAATTGTTGATATTAAAAGGTTTGAGAAGGGTTGCCATGAAAAGTGTAACAAGAATGTAACATTTGATAAGATTAGTCGCACTTTTCCACAGATTGAGACAACATTGTTCCTAATGCTGACGCTATTTCGTCATCATTATTTTTTTGCTCAAATAAGTGCGTATATATACCTAGCGTTGTCGATATGTTTGAATGGCCCATGCGCTTAGAAACAATCTCGGGATTCACGCCTAATGAAATGCATATCGAAGCGTATGTGTGACGCAGTGCGTGAAATGTGATAGGTTCAAGTCCTATTTTCTTCATGTAGGATTGTAGCCGTGTTATGCATAAACATGCGTGAAAAGCTTCTCCGTTTTCTTCTTTCAGCAAATAAGGTGAATCAACCCACGCTTTCCCATACTTTAGTTTGCTCTGTATGTGCTGTTTCCGAAGGGCTATAACATCGTCAACAACCAATTGTGGCAGAATGCATAACCGTTCGCCGGAAGATGTTTTCGTTTCCTTGACAAACACTTCCCCTAAATTGGGTGAATACCTTGCACGCTTAATATAGAATCTTCCATCATCAGGAATTTCATCTTCCATTATTCCTAACACTTCCCCTTTTCGAAGCGATCCGAACAAAGCAAGTTCGAAACAGACTTTATAATCAAGTGGCAGCTCGGCTAGGTGAGAGCAGAATATAGTAAAATCTTCAGGGGATAATATTTGCACTTCTTTTTTCTTCACAGATGGAAGGCTTATGTCGTGGCACGGGTTCGTCTTTATAAGGTTCCAAGTGACCGCAATAGAGCAACAATTGCGAAGGAGAGAATACGTAAATCTGATGGTTCGTGGAGAGAGGTTGGAAGATAAATCATCAACCCACATTTGAAGGGTGCGAGGTGTTAGCTTTTCAAGGCGCAATAATCCGATGGTGTTGTCTATGCGGTTGCGCTGGTCGTTGTAGGTGTGAATCGTGTTTGGGGATTTATTGTTGATAACCTGACTCCATACAGCATCGCACATGTCGGAAACAGTTCTGCATTGGGCGGATATTCCCGATATTGACTCAACCCATTCATTTATTTGCTTATTTAAATCTTCCTACATAGTCGGTGTTAATATCAATCCACACTCTGTACTTATTCTTTTCAAGCTGTTTTATATGCATGACTACTTCCTTTTGTTAATCACAAAATCAATATAATCAGATACGTTTTCCATATCGGACGGAGATAAACTACTGATTTTGTCACATAGAATGTCATAAGGTGTTTTTTCTCTATGTTCATCGTCAAATGTTTTTAACTCATTCCAGCCTGTTAAATAGGAAATAGAACAGTTTAAAACGGAAGCAAATCTCGGAAGCTTGCTTCTCGGTATATCCCCGGTCCCGTTTTCAATTTTGAATATTGAGGCCTTTGATTTATAACCCAACGCCCTTGCCAAGTCTTCCTGCGACATATCCATTGCCAATCTTCTGTTTTTTACTCTGTCCCCTATAGTTTCAATACTCATAATGCCACCTCCTAGCGCAATAATAGCATATAGCAAAAAAGTGAACAATAATTTTCAAAAAATTGAAAAAATACGTTGACTTATATTAACCAAAATGTTATTATATGACTGTGAAAAGTAGTCAACGGAAAGGAGGTGCTTGATGGTAAATACTGAACTTCTAAATTTGAAAATTAAAGAATCAGGACTTAAGAAAAGCCAGTTGTGCAAAGCGATGGGTATTACCTATCAGACGTTTCGCCATAAGAGAAACAATGCATCTGCTTTCACGTCACAAGAAGTAAACACGCTGTGCGAATTGCTTAACATTAGTACAATGGCAGAAATGAAGAAAATTTTTTTTAGCCAAACCGGCTAATTTTCTTAGCCAAATCAGCTAAAAAGTAAACGAATGGAGGCTGTGATGTTTGTGAAAGTGTCAGAGTTCGCGGAAATCATGGGGATTAGCACGGTGTCTGTATACCGACTTATTGAGAGCGATTCAATCCCGTACTACAGAGTTGGGAAGTGTATTCGACTCAATATTGATGATTTTCGTAAAGGAAAGGAAAAAGGTTATGAAGAGCTTCAGATTGAAGGTTAAAAAGTTCCTCGAAGAGGAAGCGGCTGATGAGTACAACGGCGACACGCTGGGAATGTACATCGGAGGCACGTTCGGAACACTGATGATGGTAGCAATGATTTTGTGGGGAGGTATGTAGAATGGATTTCATGATTACAAGCGTTGATGATGTTAGCAGACAGGTGCATTACAGCATTAACAAGGTCGGTAGCAAGTATGCGGTGAGAGCGTATAACGACAAGAACGGGAGAAGCGTTAGCAGAACGTTTGACGAGCTGATGGAGGCTTACAAGGTGTTCGAGAAGATTGTTTCTTGGGTGGTATTCGGTCTGTATGCAGACAACGACAGAATGGACTTTATCGAGAAGGGAACAATGAGGAGAAGGGAACAATGAGATAGGAGTTATGTAGATGATTAAGACAGATGAGTTTGGTCGAGTAACCGTTAACGGAACGATGGATAGCCTGTTCGCTGAGTATGAAAGCGCTGGAAAAGCAATTATTAGAGGTGCACTTTCCACCGGATACGATGAACTAGCACTGAGAGCGGTGCTTGGACTCTGTTTCAGCAGAGTAATGGAAGTATTTGAAGAGGAGAAAAAGTAATGAAAATTCACAAGGAAATTGTTTGGAACAAGGGCGTTAACCCGGAGAAGGACGGAGAGTATCTGATAGCGACGTTCTTGGAGGATGGGTCGTTTTGTACCATGATGAACATGGACTACACAGTTAAGTACGGATGGAATACGTCGGATTGGGGGCATGAGCATTCGTGGGGTCAGAGTCCGCATGAAGGAGCTTATATGTGGGCGAACCTGCCTTTCTAAAAGAAAAGCCCATGCCGAAGCATGGACTAATCAAAACTATCAAGATGATTTTATCACAGGGAGAACAGAAATGAAATACAAATGTGAAAACTGCGGAGCGTTCTACTCCGATGAGGATATCACTGAAGACGGTGAAATGAGAGAGGACTGTTTCGGAGTGAGATTCTGGGCGACGTACCACTATTGCCCTTGTTGCGGGGAAGAAGTGGTCACGGAAGAGGACTACGAGGACACCGAAACGATTGAGGACGTTAACAGAGCGCTGTATAGCGAGTGGATGAGAATGGCTTGGTAAGGAGGTACGAGAATGGCTATCAATTATGAACAGATTAAGGCGGTTAATGCAGAACTTAAGACAACCCCTGTTAAAGGCAAGGATTATGCGGAAGTCCCGCAAAGGGTAACCGCATTCCGGAAGCTTTACCCGATGGGAAGTATCAGAACGGACATTGTTTCCCTCGAAGATGGTGTGTGCGTTATCAGGGCGGAGGCTTGGACTAAAGACGATGAAGGGAACGACATTCTTCTCGGAACGGGTCTTGCCTACGAGAAGGAAGGTTCTTCCTTCATCAACACGACTTCATACATTGAGAACTGTGAAACATCGGCGGTTGGAAGAGCGCTTGGATTCTGCGGTATCGGAATCGACACTTCCATCGCCAGTGCAGAAGAAGTCCTGAACGCAAAGGAAAATCAGAAGGCAATGCAGCCGATTTCAAAGTCTGAGTGCAGAGTGCTTGAACAGATGATGGAAGAGCTGGGAACGGACACTGAGAAGTTCCTGAAGTACTACAAAGTCGAGAAGATTTCAGACATGACCAAGGCGGATTATGTTCACGCAAGCAAGGTTCTGAACGGCAAAATCGACAAGGCGAACGCCTGATGAAGTCGATATTACAGGATCGCGAATCCGGATGCCTGTTCTGTGGGAATCCGAATACGGAAGAACATCATATATTCGGCGGTGCTAATCGGAAGAACAGTACCGCCTACGGAATGATGGTTTATCTGTGCCACGCTCACCACAATGAGCCGCCGCACGGAGTACACCATAACAGAGAGCTGAACGATAGGCTTAAGGCATGGGCGCAGGTACGTTTTGAGGAAGCGTACCCGAACACAAATTTTGTGGAGGTTTTCGGAAAGAACTATGCGGATAAAGAATCTGAATCTTCAGACGACACTGTGGAGCGCACAACTAACGATTGAGTGTGACATGAAGGAAGCTGCGGAGCTTCAGAGAATCATAGATGAAGCTGGGAAGGTAGATTCTGAGGCGGAATACACGGTGTCTATCAAGCGGCGAAAGAAAAAGAGGTCACTGGATGCAAACGCTTATATGTGGGCGCTTTTAAAGGAATTGGCTTTTAAGGTCGAAAATAGTCCCATAGAGCTTTATAAGCACTATGTAAGGGTATTCGGTCAATATTACGTAATTCCCGTGCGAGAGGACGCGTTAGAGGCCTTCTCGAAGGTGTGGAGCAGTCACGGTATAGCATGGTTCGTAGATGATATTGGACCATGCCGAAGGACTGCCGGTTACCACAACTTGAAAGCGTATTACGGAACTTCGGAATACGATACAAAGTCAATGTCAAGATTGATTGATGAAGTCGTTCTTGATTGCAAAGCTCTAGGCATCGAAACAATGTCTAGAGAAGAAATTAATTACTTACTGGAAGGAGAGAAGCATGAACAAAGTAATTGAGATTGGTCGGCTGGGGAGAGACCCTGAGCTTACATACGGTGGAGCACATAAGGACACGGCTATATGCAAGTTCACAATGGCTGTGAATAGACCGACGGAGGGTACGGACTGGATTCGCATTATCGCATTCGGCAAACAGGCGGAGAACTGCAACAAGTACCTTAAGAAGGGAAGCATGGTAGCGGTCGATGGCAGAATTCAGACTGGTAGCTACGATGGCAAGGACGGAAAGAAGGTTTACACAACCGATGTTGTGGCAAACAGAGTTGAGTTCCTGAGCAAGCCAAACAGCGGTGGTCACCAGGAAGAGCATAGAAGCGAGAGTGTAACGGACGCATTTATCGGAGTGGACGATGATTTGCCTTTTTAGGAGGTAGATATGATTAGCGACGGAACTTACATCACAATTCAAGGGTGGATGAGAACAGACTTAAATCTTTCCGGGAATGAGCTTATCGTCTATGCGATTATCTACGGATTCTCGCAGAACAAGCAAGGAGAGTTCACTGGATCGGCACAATACCTAGCAGATTGGACGGGGTGCTCAAGAAGGCATATCATGCGGATTCTTAGCAAGCTTGTTGAAGAGAAGTTCGTCACCAAAACGGAAACAGTTCTCAATAACAACGAAAAAAGAGTGTCCTATCAGGCAGAGAGGGGGTGTGAAAAAACTTCACAGGGTGTGAAAAATTTTCATAGGGGGTGTGAAAAAATTTCACAGGGGGGTGTGAAAAATTTTCATAGGGGGTGTGAAAAAATTTCACACAATATAACTATAGATAAAAATAATAAATATACATATAGAGATAATAATGTGCATTCGTGTTCTGAATCACTTGAAGAGACCCCCGAAGAGTTCTTCGAAAGAGCATGGCAATACTACCCTAACAAGCGAGGGAAAGGTCAAGTGTCTGAGAAGTCAAAGGAACGATTAATGAGCCACGGTTGGGATAATGTAAAACGTGCCATTGATAGATACCTTGAAGACTTAAAGAAAGACGAGTGGAGGCAAGCACAGAACGGAAGCACATTCTTCAACAGCGGATACATAGATTATCTCGACGAGAACTACACACCGCCAATGAATCCGAAGCTTGACTACAGCAAGACCGACTTAGACGACTTGTTTTAAGGGTGGTGGAATGGTGAAGCACAGAAAAGTGTTGGCAAGGAAAAGAAAAGTTTAGGCAAAGAAAGGAAATCCGTAGAGCTGTAGGGGAATGGCGTTGAGTAGCCATGTAGTTGAGTAGCCATGTATTAGTACAGAGCTGATTGTCAAAGGAACAGCGTAGACCAGTCACGGAGTTGAAAAGCGGAGCTTGGGCGAAGAAACGGTGCGAATAGCCGCGAATAGCATGGGAATAGTGGTGGTAAGACAAGCAATGGAATAGTTTGGAAAAACAATGAATTGCGCTGGCAAAACATAGAGTCGACAAGAGACGTTGCGGAAGATCTTAGATTGGAGTGGTGGCGGAAAAGTTTAGAATAGCACAGAGTTGTTTAGGAAAGGCGAGGACTTGAGCTGTGAGGAATGGCTACGGAATAGCACTGTAGCGATCGGTTTTGCTGAGGAACCGGATTGAGCCGCAAGGGAAATGAACTGAATCGAAAAGCGGAGCGAAGGAGTAGTTTGGAGTGGCATTGAATGGAAAAATCAGGAAGGAGAATGAATGAGAGAGTTAAGAGAAAATGAATACGTCCGAGACGGGACTATTTATTGTTCGGTGTGCAACACGCCGAAACAGGTGATGATTCACACGAAGAGGGGGCTTCTGATTGTGGAGCCCGGGTGTAAGTGCGTGGAAGAGTCACGAAACCTTGAAGAGCGGAGAAAACGTGAGGTAATTATCCAAAGGAACATAAAGTGCTGCTTCAAGGACTACGGAGAAGAGCAGAAGAGAGCGTACGGAAGAACGCTTGAAGAGCTTGAAGAGAACGAGTATGTGGACAAGGCGAAAGGCTATGCTGACCATTTCGAGGACTTTTCAAGGGATGGGATAGGACTTCTGCTCACTGGCGGAGTAGGGACTGGGAAATCCACAATAGCCGCTGGAATAGCTAATACACTGCTTCAGAACGGCTACACGGCACGCTTCACGAACTTCTCATACATCGCAGAAGAGCTTGAAGGCTTGAAGGGTTATGAGAAGGTCGAAAAACTCATGAAGCTTGTAAGACATAGACTGCTTGTGATAGACGACTTCGGAATTGAGCGGCAAACATCGACAATGAAGGAACTTGTCTACAAGGTCATAAACATGTGCTATGAAGCGAAAACGCCGCTTATTATCACAACGAACATTCCGATTACGGAATTTAAAAAATCAACCGACACGATGGACGAAAGATTATACGACCGAATTCTCGAACGGTGCCACCCAATAAAGATGGAGGGTGACAGCAGACGGAGAGACGCGGTAAGGGCGGAGTTCCGCAGAAGGGAGGCTCTTCTCAATGCTAATTAACGGAGGACTAGGAGAGCTTAGAGCGGGGACGGACAGGTATTATCGCTACGACGACGATAGAGAGTACGGAGTTGAGAAGCGCTTCACATGTGTTGTCGATGGAGAAGATGTTGCGTTCAGTGGCTGGGGGAAAACAGTGATACTGCCGAAAAGTGAAGCATTAGCAATCACTGGACTTCTCGCCGGGAGAGCAAAAGAAGCGCACGATTTCATCGGTTCTTACAAGGGGTCAAGCTGCGGATTACCGCTTGCTGAGATTGTAGGCGCACCGAATGAGAATAAGCCGAAGGATTGGGAACGGATCGCTGAAAGACTCAAACAGGGACAAATGAAGATTGAGTTTGCCGCACGGATTACTGGTGAATCAGTGGAAACACTGGAAAGATGGTTGAAGAAATAATGCTTTATAAGCTGAGCCTTGAGAAAGTGCGAAAGAAAACAATAACCGACGCAATGTACAGGGTAGATGATGACGTTGGCAAGGATTGTCTAACCATTGTCTGCCGTGGCAAGGAAGTTGCGTTATGCAGAGGGAAAGAGAGTGTCCGCCTTCCTTTGCAGGAATTGATTACACTACTTGATATGCTGGATAAGCACTATGACTGCGTAAAGGACGCAATCGAAATGTATCAAGAGGCAAACAGGGACACAATGAACTAGCCGTTATTACTTTAGATAAAACAAACAAAAAATCGACGTTAAAACAGAGAAGAGAAAAGTCCCGCCGTAAAAGGCGGGCAAGGAGGACAAAATGGAAACAATGAGAGTAAGACTGACATTCGTAGACGAGGTATTGGGAACAGCTTCCGGAGACCCAAAGATTCATGAAACGTACATCGCTTCCAATGCACCGGACGCAATGTCCCGGAAGGAAGAGGTTGAAATGCTGGGTGTAGATGAAGTCGTGGAGAAGGGAAAGACTGTATTTCCGAAACTTGAGGACGGAACGCCGATCGCATGGAACTATCAGATTAAGGGATTTTTCAAGAGTGCGTGTTCCGCACTGAGAACACTTAAGGGAACCCATAGCTCGAAGCTTAAGGCTTATAAGAAGCAGATTGATTTGAGAATTTTCGTTTTCGCCGACGTGAAAAATAAACAGAATAGAGCAATCCCTTTCACCGATTACGGATTCATTGGAGATTGTCAGAGACCACTTAGAGCAAGTACCGCACAGGGCGAAAGAGTAGCGCTTTCCGATTCCGAATCATTGCAGCCGGGAGCAAAGCTCGAATTTGATATTCTGATGCTTCAGGACGGTGATAGAGCACTTGTTGAAGAGTGGCTTGATTATGGAATCCTGAACGGTTTCGGACAGTGGCGGAATTCCGGGAAAGGCGCATTCACTTGGGAAGAGGTCGTGCAGTAGCACGGCTTCAACCGCAACGGCGTTGATGAGCAGAGAAACGCAGAGGACTAGATGGGCTACTTTGGCGTTGCGTGGGGTTGCTCTGCGAAGGAATTGAAAAGACATGAGCTGCAAAGCAATGGCATAGAATAGCAAAGAATAGCTGGGGAGAGGCTGTGAAGGAAAAGGCAACGGCTATGAATGACCAAGAATTGTTGCGGAAAAGCTATGAATGGACATCATTCGCAACGGAGATACTCTTAAAACGGCTTTAATTGCCCGTAGAACGGCTCAAAAGTGTAGAGTCGATAAATTATACCTTAACGCAAAAAACGAATAAAAGGAGGTCAAAATGAAAGAAAAAGAGAAAATGGAGAAGAGGGAAGAGTGCTTGCGGACGGCATGTGAGATTGTGAACGGAGCAAGGCAAGAGTGCTACGGCGATGCAGAGGACAACTTTCAGACGATCGCTACATTATGGGAATCTTACCTTAAGGCGATTGGGTGCGATGTAGTGATTAACTCAAAGGACGTGGCAATGATGATGATTCTTCTGAAGGTGGCGAGAGCTGCGGCTCCCGGAATCCACCTTGACAACTACATCGACATTTCCGGATATGCGGCGTGTGCATATGGAATCGACGGAATGTGCAAATGTGACGACTAGGAGGACTACATGGAAGCAACAGAGAAGACGTTAGCAGAGCTGATTAAGACCATGCGGACAGCAGAAGGCTTAACGCAACCGGAGCTTGCTGAGATGGTGTATTCGGACAAGGGTTCGATTTGCCGCTGGGAGCACGGCGAAAGCATCACGTGGCACAAATTCATTGAGATTGCTGGGGTACTTGGCTACACGGTAGACATTGAAATGAAGGGAGGTGCAGAGTAATGTCCAGGGACTACGGTCTGATGTGGGGTGAACTAAGAGATCAACTTGAAGATCGGATTGAGGATTCTATCGAACTTGTGTTTCTGCTTGAGCTTATGGACCAAATCGAATACGGCGATGAAGAGTTGGAGGAGAGATAGTGAGCAAGTATAACAGCAAGAAAACAGTCGTGGACGGTCAAAAGTTCGACTCGAAGAAGGAAGCAAACCGTTATAGCAAACCGTTATCAGGAACTTGTACTGCTGGAAAAGGCGGGAGTGAGTAAGAACCTGAGCAGACAGGTTAAGTTCGTTCTCATCCCGTCACAACGTGACGAGAACGGGAAGGTGATTGAGCGTGAATGTTCCTACAAAGCGGATTTCAAGTACGAAGAGGGGATTAAGACGGTTGTAGAGGACGTTAAA